GCACATAGCCATTTTTCTCGTGCAGTTGAAATACCGGGTCCTGCTTGATAAGTTCGGCGTTTTCGGCGGAGATGGCGGTAATCACCGCGCCGTCTGGCGTGATGAAGTTTTTATCTGCCACGCCTGCACCGCCGTTGACGATGACGGACCCGACGATGGGCTTTGTGCCGCCTTCGACAGCCTCACCGTACAGGTTGTACTGCACGGCACTGGACAGCAGGGAGTAGACGTAAAGTTGTTTACCAGACATGATTGTTTCCTTGAGGTTGTCGGCTTAGATGCCGGAGAGACGTTGAACCGCGTACGGGCGTTTGACCATGACGCCTGCGGTAGCGTTGGTCATGTCTTCCACGTAGCCCTTGGCGAGCTTTTCCACGCCCAGCATCTGGAATTTGGCGGGCACCATCTGCACCCACACGCGGCCATCATCAGACGTTGCGCCGTCTTCGATGCGCTCGGGGTACATGTAGGCCACGTTGGCCCCGCCGTTGGCAAGGTTCAACTCGGGGGCCGACACGAACCGCAGACCCGGGTAGGTTTCCTTGGCCCACTGGCGCACGCTGTTACCGTAGGTGCTGGTGACACCAAGGTATTCAATGACGTTGGTAGCCAACGCCATGGTGAATTTGGCCGTTTCCGGGTCAAAGTTGTCGCCGGTAGCGGAACGCAGACGGGCAACCATGGAGCGGATATCCGCCGTGATTTCCAGAAAGGTTTTGGTGGCCCACGTCACGCCGCCCACGCCGGTAGCTGCCGTCACGTAGGCCGGAAGGCTCGGGTCATTCAGGAAACCGTAGGTGCGGTTGGTGCCGCCGTTGTAGCCGTAGAAACCGATGCGGTTACGCTCAACGTCCAGCGACAGCACGGCGCTTGCACGCTTTTCGCTTGCCGTGCTGACCTTGATGCGGGCCGCGCGCGCCTCTTCCAGAATGCCAACGCGAAAGCCCTGTTCAAAGCGAACCACCGTGCGGCGTTCCCATGCCAGATTCCAGCTTGACAACGGGATGTTGCCAAGGTCGGTGTAGGGGACGGCCTTGCCGGTATTTTCCAGCATGCCTTGGATGATTTCTTCATCTTCCCACGAGCCGACGGTAGACACGCCGATAAGCTCGTCAATCTTGCGCGCTTGCGTCAGGACGTGCACGAGGCCGGGGAGCCACGTTTGCAGGAACTGCACCGGGGTGGCAATGCTGGCCGTGGTGACAAGGCCTTGCGTGTCATCCATACCAAAGGCCTTCATCATCTGGCGCACGCGTTGCGGCGGGATGTTGATGCCCAGACGGGTAAGCTCCTGATAGTGCGCCGCGTCTTCCGCCGTGAAGGCAACGCGCTTGGCACGCGGGCCAACGTAGGAAAGTTCTTTAGAAGCGTTCATGATGTTTCAGCCTTTTTTAGTTGGTCAGTTCCAGCACGGCCAAGCCTGCGGCGGCATTGGGGTAGCGGATGAATTTGGAATTGGGGATGGCCGCTTCACCACCGCCCGGGGCACCAACGCCAATAACGCCGGTTGTGGTGTTGTACTTGGCGGCGGCACCGATAGCCACGGCTGCAGGGGCGGCCACGATGATGGCACCCATGTAGACGAACTCACCGACCGTACCGGTGGGCACCAGCAGGGTAGGGGCCAACGCGTTACCGGCAGTACCGGCGGTGCTGTATTCCTTGGGGCTGGACAGGACGCCACCGATGGCCCCCGTGCCGCCCGGCTGTGCCGTGCCTGCAGCGTCCAGCGTGAACCAGCGGCCAATCATGATATCTGCCGCCGTACCGTGGTTGATGATGGCAGGCTGTGAGCGAAGCGGGCCCTCAAAGGCCAGTTCACCGATGACGCCGAAACCCAGCGTAGCACCTACCGTGCTTTGAAACGCGTTCAACAGCAGGCCGCCGCGCGCCATGTAGCCCCGCAGAGCTTCACCGGTAGCGGCCTTGGCTTGCGCCATGACCACACCGACATGGTAGTAGGTGAGCGTGGCCGCACGCTGCACCGGGGCAACGACAGCGGGGGCCGCCGCAGCCATCAGGCTTGTAACCGCAGCCAAAGAGGAGAGGAAGGATTTTTTCATGATGTGCGCTCCTTATTCAGCGTCAGCGGTTGCAAGAAACTTGGACACGAAAGCGCCCGGCGTGGCTGGTGCAGCGTCCATGGCGTCAGCCATGCGCACCGTGGATTCAACCGGACGGTTGGTCAGGTAGGCATCCAGCGCAATCAATTCGCTGCCCTTGGGCGTGGTGAGCTTGAGCTTCTCCACACCGTAGACGGCAACTTCCTGCAACGTCTTGTCAGCAGCGTCAAACGTGCCGATGTGCGGTGCGAGGCGCTTCACGAGGCCATCACGTTGGGCAATCTCGCCGATAGCGGATTTGTTGCCGCCGTCCTTGATGGCTTGCACCGTACCGGCCAGAGCGGTGACGGATGCGGCCATGGTCTTGATAGCGGCGTCCATGCCCGCGATGGCTGCGGCGGTTTCCTTGTCGGCAGCAACAGCAGGATGCACGGGCGGTTTGCCGTCGGAGGGTTCGCCGGGCTTGCCGTCTACAACCACGTCGGTATCAGCGGGCGGAGCCTTCACGCCAATTTTGGCAACGGCCTCATTGAGCGCGGCCAACTGTGGGCCAATCTCGCCAAGGGTTGCGGTGATTTCCTCAAGGGAAAGAGCCTTTTTTGCGGGCGGTGCGTTGTCTTTTGGGTCGGCCATGATGGCATCCTTTAAATCAAAAGTGAATGTGAAAGTCTGGTCCATCACGGCCACCTCTGGCCCCATGCGTCCCTCTGGTACAAGGGCAACATGGTTACCCCTGATTTGCCGCTGTATCGCGTCATAGGGTTGGCCTTCAAAAGCGCCTCCCACCATTTCATAAATACAGCGGTAACCTGCAGACAGTTCGCGCACCCCTGCGTCTACTTTTGCCTGCAAGAAATTTGAAAACATTTTGAGGTTACCACGCAACCAACCATCTTTGTAGTAAACCTCATCGCCAATCACACCGTGCACGCCCTTGGATTCCGCAGGCATTGCGGTTGGGCTTTCCTGCATGGCCTTGGGGCCTAGCATGGTGTGCTCATCAATGATGGGCATCAGGCGAAAACTGTTCACGCAATCCGGGTGCCCTAGCTCTTCCGCCGGGCGGTAGACGCGGTAAACCTTGGTGGCGTCGTCTCCGGTCAAACCCAGTTGACGCCCCAAGTACGGGAACACGCCTACCCGGGACAAAGGGTTTCCCTTTATCTCGTAGTAGCCGTTATCGTCGTACTGGCGTGCGCTCATGACTTTGGTTTATTCCATTGAAACACGGGTGACATTGTGCACCTACAGTTTACTGCATCACCCGGGATGCCTGTTTCGCCGGTATTCTCATCTATTACCGGGAGGTCGTCAAATGAATAAATATTGCCGTCCATTTCAACATGCAGCGGGCGGGGGTGCGCGCCGCCTCCGCTGTGGTGCCATTGAAATTGCTTGACGCCTATTGCCGTCATACGCTCACGGTTGATACCGTTGTATACCTTGCGCGTCTGGTCTAGCGCAATGTTCTTGGCGCGGCGGTGGGTTTGCCCCTCGTACTGTTCGAGCGCCGGAACCAAATCCTGTAGACCGTTGCCGCTGGTAATTGAACGCATCACCGCACCTTGCACGTCCTGCAGGTACTTGGCCGCTATCGACTTGATGAGGCTGACGTTCATAGCCACGCTTGCCTTATAAATGTCTACAAGGTCAGGCGTTATGAGCGAAGTCTTGAGCGACATTCCGCCGGATAGCTTTTGCATGCTGGAGTGAAGCGCGGTCTTGCTGGCCTTGGTGTTGCCCTCTACCATGCGCTCCGCAATGGGCTTGGCGTGCTTGGCAAACAGTGCGTTGAATCGGTCGGACAGGGAGTTAACCAAAATGCGCGATTGGCTGGATATGCTGGCGTCCGTGGCAAAGAACGTCACCGCCGCCGGGTCCTTGAATAGCCGCGTTATCTCACGCGTGCATTGCCGCGTCATTTGCGTGACAAGCGCGTTTATCTCCCGGTAGTAGCGCTCCTCTACGCCTGCGGGCGGCTGCAGTACGGTTCCCTTGAGCGTCACGGATTCCCGCGCGTCTACGTAGGCCTGCCGCTTTTTGGTCAACAAAGGGCCGCGCTTTTTAACCACGCTGCACCACCGCGTTTACGTAGTCGCTGTCCGTGTAGTCGCCTTCAACGAACACCGGCATATTGCCGCTACGGAGCGCGGCCTGCAGCGAGTGGTGCCCGTCAATGATGACGCGTACCCGCTTGCCTGCAGACGTGATGAACTCCGGCGATATCTGCACGGTAAAGTCACGCTCCACCAGCTTGGCCGCTACGATGGCGTCATCTATGTAGGTCTGGTTGGTGATAAGTTCCGCCTCCGCATAGCAACCCGTCGCAACGTCAAACAGTGAGGCGTCCATGCTGACCGTGGGGCCGGGCGTTACGAGCGGGTCCGCGTTGCTCACTTCCGCAAGGCCCGTGTAGCCGCTTTCCTTGTCCCCGCGTAGACGGTCCCGCGCGTCCATGCCGTCAATAGCGCCCGCTTCCATGAGCGCCTTGTCCGTCTCCGCCTTGAGCTTGTTCGTCTCCGCCTGTTCCTTGCTGGTCGGCACGTCCAGCGGGCTCCAAACAATCGACACGTCAAAAGGCGCAACACCCAGCGCCGGGGCAATCTCGCTGCGGATAAGGCAAATGTGGTGCCGGTTTACGAGCGGTTCCATGTCGTTGGTCTGCACGGACTCTAGGGACTCGTGGTAGGTTTCCGTGTCGTACTCACCTGTAGCGTTCATGCCCTTTACGCTCGTGCCCATCAGTTTGGTTACCGGCATTTCCGCGATAGCCGCACAGATTTGGTATTGATTCATAACCACCGCGTCTACGTCGGTAAGCGTGGTGTCGTGCTGGTCAATCTTGTCCCCCGTGCCCGCTACCTTGATAGCCATGTTGTCCCGGAACCGCGCCCACGCTAAGAGCTTTTCAACAAACTTGCCTTCATTGGCTACGGCCTTGTCCATGTCCGTATACAGAATGGTGCTGCGTTTGGTCATCGTGAGGATAGGCACCTCGTTTGCTGTGCGCTCTGCAGCGTAGGCACGCTCCCACATTTGCTGTGGTATCGACAGGCCTGCATACATGTAGGAGGGTTTCAGCACGTCCGTTACTTCCGGTCCGGTCATGATGACAAGGTGCGTGTGATGGTAGCGGCGGCCATTGATAATCCACCATGTCGGCTGATAGAACATCGCGTCCGTTGGGTCCGCCGCGCTACGTTCGGACAACTCCGGCGAACACCAATAGGGGTCTACCTGCACGATGCCGCGATAACTGCCGGGCCGGATGCCATCAGGGTTGAACGGTTGTTCATAGTAAAGCGGGTCCGGGCTTTCCACCTTGAAAAGCGCAATGCGTATACCGAACACGCGGCCCATTTTCACGAACTCTACACACTGCTGACGCAATCCGTATTTCTTATCCGCCACAGCAATGCGGTGGGCTACCTTGGCCTCAAGTTCCTCCCCGTCCGCACTGACCAAGGTGTAGCCGTTGCGCGCCGCGTCACGCGCGGGCACCTCACACGCCCGGTTGACAAGCCAGTGTTGCGCGATGAGGCCGCACACTTGGAAGCCAAGGAACGAGTAGGACGCAAACCAATTAAGGGCAATCTCGGGGATGGTGTCACGCGCCAAGCTGTAGGCACCTTTGGCCCGCGATAGCAAGCCGGTGGCGTCGTCCATGGCGAACGTCCCGCCCGGCTTGCCTACGCGCATGTGCTCATGGGGCGTCTTGCGGAACGCGCGTTTAACGGCGCTCTCGTGCAGCGTGGTGGCCTCCGCGTCCATGGCGTCCCGGTCATACCCGGCTATCAGTTCAAACCCGGTTGCCTTGGGTGGTGTGGCTGCGGTGGTGCGTGCAGGGCGGGCGGGTTTGGTGAAGGGCCACATGGGTAAACCTCAATTAATCGTCAAAGATAGAGCGCGGGACTTTTTCGGACGGGGCAAACACAATCATGCAAGCGTCCCCGCGATTGGGCGAACGGCTACCGTCCGGTTGCTTGTTGATGATGATTTTACCCGCGCCGTTCTGAGTGTAGGTAGGTTGCGACAATTCTGCAATCAGTAGCGCGAGGTCCGGCATGCGTGACGACAGGCTAATAAGGCTGTCCGGGTCGTACTCGTGAAGCTCCGTTACTGCACGGTAGGTGCGTTGAAACCTCACGCGCAAGTCCCACCACCCTTGTGCTTTGTGGTTGGCGAAAAAATCCTCATTGGTCCGCTCCGCCGCGTCGTTGTATTCCATGGGTACGGCGGTTGGGATAGCTAGCTCAGGGTTTACGATTTTGCCGGAGCCACGGAACGGCATGGCCTCCGCCTTACCCACGGTGCCCCATGTCTCGTGCGTATACGGTGCGTGTTCGTTTATCTTGCGTGAGTCGCCCCGAACGCCTGCGCCCATGCCGTCCGCATCGTAGCGAAACTCTTTGTAGCCTTGAGCGTGGCAAATGGCGTGCGACTTTTCAACGCTGCCGTAAATGTCGTCGCCCTTGCCGCTCCACTCCTCCATGAACTCAAGCAGGATGCCATGCGCACCAGCAAAGGCGCACGAGTCTTGCCCCTCGTCCGCCACGTCCATAGCGCCACGGCGTTGGCCGGTGGGCTTGATGCCTAGCTTTACGTGCGCGTCTACGGCGGCCTGTATCCACGCCTGCGGGATGACCACACCGGTAACCGATGCATTCATGTCCATGTCAATCTCTTGCGCAACCGTCACCGCTGGTAGTTCGTCCTTTTGCTTTTGATACCACGCCTCATCCTTGCGCGGGTCGTCTCGCCAACTGAATGCAAACTTTTCTATTTTTGGGTTGGTGAGCTTGCGCGCAAACGGATTGTTGGGGCCGTTCAGGCTCGATACATCTAATCGGCAATTGGTAGTTGCGCTCAATGAGTCTTCTGCCAGTGCTGGCCGCTCAAGGTGGGCCGATTCGTCTACAACGTAGTAGGTTGTTCGGTCGCCCCGTCCGATATTGTCGCCTGCTTCGCCTGTTATCACACTGCCGGTTGCAGGGAACTTCAAGCGCATAAAGGGCGCGTCTGTCTTTTCAAGCCACCCGTTACGAAAGTCCACCGGCAGTAACCGCATGAACATGCGCGCCTTGTAGAACAGCGATTTAGGGCTGTCCAGTTTGTCTACGTACTCCTCCTTACGTGACCCGAAGCCAACTACAACGCCCTCATTGAACAGGCATTGTGTGCAGGCCAGCCCCACCATGCACCAGCTAATGCCCACGTCGCGCGACTTGGGTACGACTCCGGGCGCGCCCTCTTGCACCTTGCGCAACACGAACTGCAGGAACTCAATCTGCCGGGGGAACAACAGGAACGGCAAGGTAGCGGGTAACCCCATCGGCGGTAAGCGCGGGTCAAACGTGCAGCCCCAATCAATGATGAACTGTATGGGGTTGTCCTTGTAGAACATCTTGGCCGCAGCCATCAGGCTAGGGTCCTTGCGCAACACCTGCAACTTGTCCAGCCGGTGCTGAAAGACTGCCGCGTAGTCGGGCTTGCGGAAGTCGTGGGGGAAATGTAGACGCGGCTCAATCATGTTGGGGCTTTGCCTTCCATAAGGGCGGCGTAAATCTTTGCCGCGTCTTGCGCGTCTACCGGTAGCGTGACGTTTACGCTAGCCGTCTTGATGGGTCCGCCGCCGGGGCCGCTGTGCTCCCTGCGCTCCACGAACGCACCGGACATTTTGGCGAGCGTTTGCCACGCTTCCATCTGGCTGTGCAGTTGAACCTCTATACCGTACTTGGTGTACTTGGCCCCGGCATAAAGTTTACGCGCACGCGGCGATAGCTTGCGGGTGTCCGCTAGATGCACGTCGCGCGTACCGTCCCCCCGGCACTTGGGGCACTCAGGGTGCGGCGGTAGCGTGTGGTTCCAGTCGGTGCCGCCTTCACACGTCAACGGCGGTGCTTGCGGGTCTATGCTGTATTGCTCCATGGCGGCCTGTGCGTATTCGTCGGGCTCCCATTGGTACGCATGGCCCACGCCGTGGCAGTAGCGGCAACAGAGCGTACGCACCGCAACCACGTCGTTGGGGTCAGCTAGCGCGATATCCGCAAAGTGATTGAATATGTCCTGCGTTGTGATGCCGGTCTTTGCAACGTGCATTTGTAGACGCAAGTTAACCGCCTCCTGCACTAACGGGTCTGCTAGTAGCGCGGGAGCCTGACTGTGCGCGCTCTTTTTGCTATATCCAGCCTTTACGGCTATTTCTGTAGCGTTGGGTGTGCAAGGTACGCCATCCACGAACATGGCATCCACGTACAACGATGCAAACAGCGCTTTTCTAGGGTTAACGTAGGTTACAGCCATCTTTTACCCGTACTTTCGGTTAGTTACCCGGGGCGTCCGGTTAAGTTAAGTTGTTGATTCTATTATCTTTTATCTACTTTAACCGGATAACCGGAAATAAATACTGTAAGTGCAAATGCTATAGTAATAGGTATAGTAGTAGTATACGCTCCTAACCCTAACCTATTACTATATTTATTTTGCTTCTGGATTTTTTCGCCTCCGGTTACCCGATTTACGGTTAAAAACCTATACTAACCTATGCCTAATTCTATTGTTACCCGTAAATCGGCGCTAGCGTCTGGCGTCCTGACGTACTTCACGGGGGAGCCTTGCCGCAACGGCCACACCGCTGCACGCCGTACGGACAGTTGCGCTTGTGTGGAGTGCTTGAAGGCCAGCCGCACAGCCCACGCTTACCGCCTGAACGCTGCAGCGCGCGCCCGGGGCACCGGTAATGTGCTGTACCAATATTCCCACCACCCGGACGACGTGGCCGCCGTTCTAGCCTATAGCCAGTTGCTGGACGCCCAACGTGGCCGCGCACCGCAGGCACCCACGCCACCAGCGCCGCCAAAGATGCGGGAGGCCACGCCGGAAGAGGTGGCGGAACTCATCCGGGAGCGTAACGAGCGCTTAGGCTTGCGGCGTCCGGAGCCTCCCCCGCGTGAGTGGATTCCCTAGGTAGTTGACGGCCCCGTTAACTGGTGGTAGCATTCGTCTACTTTAATTAACCAAGGACCCGCATCATGCCTGTGACCACTTACGACCAAGAACCCGCACCCCGCGCATCGAGCGCCATCACTTTCCCCCGCTTGATGCAAGACACCCGAACGGGCGGCGTCTACCTCGTGCATTGCCATAACGGAACAGGCTTTGAAGGCACATTGGTGCACACGCAGGCGTCCGATAACGGCAAATCGTGGGCATCCCCCGTGAATGACGCGGTAGGCGAATACCGGGACAACCTCAACCCCGCGTATCTCCGCAGCTACAACCGCTTCGTATCCCTCCAGAACAGCGAGGCCTAACATGCATGTAGCTATCGGCATCACCCTGCAGCACAAGGCCACCGGCACCCCTTGCCGCATCAGTGCCATCAGCGCCCAAGCCATCGCGCTGGTACAGGAATACGGCGAGGGGTACAGCATTTCCCCGGACGCGCTGGCGAAACAGTTTCAAGAATTCGGCCCCGAGTACGAACTGCACGAGAGCCACAAGGACGGCGCGCACTCCATAACCATGGTGCACCTTGAGCGCTGCCCGTTCTGTGGCTCCACCAATCTGGACCCGGCGGCCGGCCTGTCCGGCCCGGTTGATGGAATCGAGTACACCAACGAGCCCGGCTGCGATGACTGCGGCGCAACGGCCCCGAGCGTGGCGGCATGGAATAAACGCATGATCGCGCCGCCGGTTGCCGTGCTAACAGTAGACGTGCACGCACCTACCAACAATATCCAAATTGCCACGCCACGGGGCCATGAGTTGGAAAGCGGCAATTACAACGTCTACAAGCAAGGCGGCGCACCATGAACACCGCACTTGTGTGGGTTTTGTTTACGTTGCCTTATGCGGGCAGTTACGCGCAAATACCCCCGGCATCGTTGGGCATGTTTGCCACGGTGGGGGAATGCGAACGCGTGAGGCGCATTGTCTTTGCGCAGCACACCGACCGCCAACGCAACAGCACGGCATTGGATGGCCAGTGCGTGCAAGTTACGGCGGTGCTGAAATGAGCCCGCATATCCGTGTGCAGGTAGAGCATGTGCTGCAGCAAGGCCGCGCGGTTTGCGTCCCGCAATGCCTGCTAGGTTTGCCCACTCACACCTTGGTGAACCACAATTTACCGGCGGTGTTTGTCCCCGCGATGGCTAGTCAAAAAGACTGCAAGCGATGTGGGCAGCCTAACCACCCTGCCGCGCCTGAGTGTGCCCGGTGTTTCTGGCCTGCGTCATGACGTGGCTAACAATCCTCCCCTACCTGCTATCCGTCTGGACCCTGTGCGCCATGTGGCTGGCCGGAAGCAACCCCCGGCACGGTTGGTACATGGCCCTAGCCGGGCAGGTGCTGTGGTTCGCGTATACATGGGCCGCCGACGCGTGGGGATTCCTGCCGCTCAATATCGGTTTGACGTTCGTTTACTTGCGCAACTTCGCCAAGGCCGCAAAGCGCCCGGATACCACGTGGGAGCTACAGCAGGCGTTACACACGATGATTTTCTACGCGGCGAAGGGGCACCCGCAGGGAAACCGCACACCCTCTGCGCAGGAAAGCATAAACGATGCACGCGCCCTGCTAGGGCGTACGGGGTATTACGGAGACGCACCATGAGGCACAAAGTCTACTTGTATGTATGCGCAGTGTGCCTCATGTTCGGGCTCACGTGGGCGGCGGGGGTATGGCTAATGATTTGGGTGGGACTCCAAGAATAATTAATGTAATACGTGAATTAGTTCACACACAAACCGCAATTGTTGTATTACATTAATACCCATCAACAGCCCAACGGAGCTACACACCATGACCACGATTGCCCAGCAACTTATCGCCCTTGAGCATCAAGCACAGAACGTGCGCGCACGTACGGCTACGGCGGAAATCAACGGTCACAGCGTCACGGTGAAACTGTCAGACGAAACCAAAAAGTATCGTGCTACATGGGCGGTAGACAATCGCGCCTTGTCCTACCCCGTGGTGTCCCGCCTGTTCAATGCCGCTAAACCCGTGCAGGGCGGCACCATGGAAACCCTGCCGAACCCGGAGTACCAGCCCGCACACATGACGTTCCCCGGCACTGGCCGTTTCGGGCGCGCACCCTCAATCACCCCTGACGCACAAGCCCGGGCTATCGAGGCCTTCCGCGCACTGACCCCCGCACAGCAAGCGGAGTTTTTCGTAATCATCGCGCATGATGACACGATGCCCGCCAACGTCCGTGCCGTCGCTGCAGGGCGGCCCGCATGAGCCCCGTTAAACGCCTTGTAGCCATGGTGGAGGCTGCACACACCACCAGCGACGGGCACGCAATGGCTACGATTGAGGGGTACGGTGTGCGGCTTCAATTGCCCCGCCCGCCAAACAGGTTGCGCCATTCATGGATCGTAAACGGTAAGGTAATGGGGTTTTTCGCAATGTCGGAACTGCTAGAGCGTGCCTACCGACTAAACCACCCCGCGCCCGCCAAGGTGGAAGTTATCCCGCCGCTCCCCAAGGGCACGGAAGCTACCGACACCTGCCCGGTAGGTTGGGCGTATTCAGATGAACAAATGTTGGAGTACGCACGGGCGTATCACAAAGCCAATGCGTAAGGTCAACTACATGCACGCCCGACACCTCACGGAGTCCCTCACCCGCCGGGCGCACGTGCAGAGCTTCCAAGCCATGCAAGCGGCCATGACCGCCGGTACCCCATTCACCCTTTATAACGCAAAGCACCATGACCAACCCCGCCGTTAAAGCCGACGCCATCAAGCAGATAGACATGCTCTGCGCCGTGGCGGGCCTCACGAGCTACACGGACCTGCACAAACTGGGTGGTGGCCTGCTTAGCTTCATGGAAACCGTACACCGGGGCATGCCGTGGATTCCTGCCGCAGGCGAAACCCCCGAAAGCATCACCAACCGCGCCAAGGCCATAGAGGCCGCCCGGCGCATCCTTAAGGACGCCACAGCATGAAACGCTACCCCATGGCCCACAAAATCCACATCCCGCCCGGCACGGAGCGTGTAGACATGTACCACACCGATGTGGCGGCCACGTTTAAACGCGTGCGCAAGCAACAGGCTGCAGCGGCGGCAGTGGTCGTACTGCCCGCCCTCGTGCTGGATAGCCTCCCTTCCGTTCGCCCCTTCACCCGTTACCGCAAAGGATAAAGCATCATGAAATTCCCTTCAATCGTCCGCGCCCTGCAGCACCTTGAATCCTGCATTTTCCCTGCCGCGTTCGCGTGGGCTCCGGACCAACGCACCGCCGCAACGGAAGCGCTCAAAGAGGCCCGGGACGAACTGGCCGCGATGCCGGAGCCCTCCACGCGGTTGGACTACTGGCCGTGCTGCACCGTCTGCCGCTCGCCTTTCGACTTTGACCCGGACGAACCGTTTGCTTACTGCAAATGCGGCACAACCGAATGGGGTAACCCGCGCCCCGCGCCGCATCTGTCCATGTCGCCTGCAGTTGCGCCACACGGCCCCGTCACAGCAGAGGTTGCCACCGTGGGTAACGTGTCGGTGCGCACGGAGTACGGGCCCCCGGGTGCTATGGCCCTTGATGCCTTATTGGATGAATTGTGCGGCGGATGGCGTGCGGGGGAAGACGCCCCCTACATGTCCCAACGACTGGCCGCCATCCGCCGCCTTGCGTCCCGGGTAGCCCCATTCAACTCTGCTCACTTTATCGCACTTACGCCCGCTGAAATTCAAAGCGGCTCCGACCGCGTGAAGTGGGCGGAAGGCCTTATTCGTCAACTGCCCGTAGACCATGACGGGCGTAACAGTTGGCTATTGAACTACGGCGCATGCGTGGCCCCCGCGTTGTCCGAAGTAACGCCGCATCACTCCGCATGATGTGGGTAACAGGCCTGCCCGGGGCGGTAACCGGCATTAACTGCAAGCCGTGCGAAACCGTGAAGGACTTGCTGGATTCTGTGGAAGCCGCCAACAACAGCACCGGCGGCCACATCGAGCTAACCGGCGGGCGTCTCATCGCCTACCGTGACAAGGTGGGCACGTTCCGTGCGTCCTACCAAGACCACCACGCCTGCATAGAACGCAAGTTCCCGGGCAAAACCCAACTTGCCGAATTTCTCAAGGAGTACGCATCGTGAATGTAGACATTTTCCTAGCCGTAGCGTTTTGGTTGCTTGGCCTGTTGGTAGCGGTTACCCTCGTGCGTTCCCGCATCAGGGTCCGCCACGTCCAACGCCTGACCATGTTTACCGACGACGAAATTGCAGCACTGGAAAAGCACCCGGCCAGCCTGCAACACGTGGCCGCCATCAACCGTGAATGGGCGGAGGGCCAAACCGAATGGGGCAACCCGGCGCAATATCGCGTGCTGTACGACCGTTCCGCATTCTTTGCCGCAGAGGCTGAAAGGCATACACCATGAGCATAGGCGACTGCCCCCACTGGCCCGAATGCGGCCACCAATCCCATGGCGCATGCGATGCCACCGGCCCGGGTGATGCCCGGGTGCCCAAAGTGTGCACCGGTTGCCCTTCCCCCGCTCATTGCACGGAAGCCCCGGCAACGCGCTGCGGCTTCGGGCGGCCACCTCTGCATCAACCCAAGCCCGAAAAGCGCGCCACAGGGCCGCAATTCGGCTTGCCGGGCGAAGTATTGGGTTACGGTTACCCGGATTGGCCCGCAGACCTGACCACTTACGCGGAACGCAAGGCCTACCAGCGAGGTATTGCGGACGCCCGGGCACTGGAAAAATACTTTGCACCAGAGCCTGCAACCCAAACAGGACGGGCGCAACCAGCTATCAAAAGCATAGCGCCCCCGGATGTGAAACGCGCCGCCATGGGATTACGGGGGCCAAAATGCCACGAGTAAACCAACGAGGCGAGCCCATAGAGGACCAATACCTTTGGGAGCTTGAGGCCCTATCGCACAAGGACCTATGCACCGTGGTGGCCCTGTTGTTGCAGCATCTGGAATTGTCAGCCTACCGCACCAACGCTACCAAGCACGGCAACACGGAAATAGAACTAAGGCCCGCAGCATGAGCGCCCCCGGCTGCTTCCCGCGCGTCACAGTGCGCTACGCGGACGGCACGCCCCGGGAATGGGTGATGGTGCCCACGTCGGCCCAACGCCGTAAAGACCGGCGAAGCGCCCGGCGCGTAACTCGACACCTGCAGCACCCAGACTGTGCCAAGCAGTTAGCCTGGGTAAAGCGGTGCGCCCGCAATGGATAGCCTCACGCTCCACTACCGCGCGGTCAACGCGGCCCGCACTGTGGTGGAGCTACGGGAAAAGGAGCGTGTCTGTCGTGCCGCCAAGCTCAAGGCCAGCGCCAAGGACCTACGCCGCCGCATCAAGTACGCGGAAGACACGGTACTACAAACCCTCAAGGGCTAAGCGCTGAGTATCTGCGGTTTCAAGCCTGCGGCGCTCATGTCGCACCAAGCACGGTCCGCGTGATACACGCTCAGACTTGCCGCTTTATTTACTTCGTTTGTGTACCCCCAATCTCCCACGGCTCCCCGGGTGATAAGACCCGGTTTTATTTCACGAACATATAACGCGGAAGCGGTTAGGGGGCAGGTGCCGGAAACAATAATTTTTGACATTTGCGGGTCCTTTGCGTTGTTGATGGGTATTAATGTAATACAACAATTAATTGCCGTCAACAAAAAGCCCCGCAACTTTTGAGGGTTAACGGGGCTTTTCTCTTCCGATTCTTCGCGATGGGGGAGACGATAGAGCTACATGACAGATTCTCCTTTAGGTGGATTGGAGTCTCAAGTTTGGCAACTACGAGACGGTCAGATTAACCGGATTTGCACAAAGCCGCAAGTCGATTTTGTAAAGGCCGACGGGGCCAACAGAGCTACATCCCGGCAGGCGTGGCAACGGGCGTAACGGACCCCGGGCCACTGCACCATGCAGTTACCCCGGTTGACCTTGACCACACGTCCTACGAGGTCGTCCAGCACCACGAGCGCGCCCTTACGAACCTTGCGCATGCCGGTGCTGTCTGCGTTCACGGCTAGTAATCTCCGTTAGCGAGAATTTTCACCGTGGCGGGCGTATTTGACGCGGCAACGCAAAATAAGGTAAGGGTAGGCGCTTCCGCTTGCGGCAGGTTAGCGGCGGCCAAAGCGGCCAGTAAGAGCTTCATTGCGGACTTGTCGCCCCGGGCGATAACAACAGCGTACCCGGCGAGCCACACTCCGTGAAATTCAGCGGTGTATACATTCATTTTGCAAAGTCCTTATCTTTGGGTGGTATCGAGAAAACGTGCGGCGGATGGTGCGTATATCGGCGGTCATTTGTAGTACGTCACGCCGTCGTCACAGAGCCATCCGGTTTTATCCGGAGTGGAGCCCACACCTATAACCATTTGCCCCTTGGGGCTCACGGAGAAAGTATTGAACACAGACCCGTCTACTTTGGCGACAACGCGGCAAGCGTGGGCAACTTTGAAGGCGTCCCACTCTTTGGCCTCTGCAGTAACCAGCACCCACACCCACACGATAAACGCCACAAAGGCAACGGGCAACGCAAAGCAGATAAAAATAAAGAGCTTCATGCGAACACCTCACCCATCAAGGCCACGAGGCCGAACACCAGCGCCAGCAGTACCCCGGCGGTACAGACGAACCCAACGGTATTGCCTGCCATAAGCATGACCGTGCCGATAACCAGCATGCTGACCAACCAGACGGTTATAAAGGCTTTCATTTGTCACCCCCGAGCGGGTAGAACGCTGGGCCAAACCCAATACGCTGCGGGCCGGTTTCCTTGGGTGCGGGGGCCGCTTTCAAACACTTGCGGCATTCGCACGACTTGGGGGCCTCGTGCACATACCCACCGGGCGGCATGCGCCCGTAGGCGGTGGCCTCGTGCCCGCAGGACAACACACACGTAAAGTAGTTATGCGCGTTCATGCCCATGTTGGATTTATGGCTGGAAACGACTTTGCGGCGTGGTGCGGCTTTCATTTCACACCAATCACGCTGCGTTGTGCGGCCAGTCGGGCGGCGGTAGCCGTAGCGAATTTGCGGACCTTGCCCGCGTCGGTGCAAAGGGTCTTGCGGTTTACGGCGGCCTCGTAAGGGCGGTGAAGTTGGCCGGGAACTTTGAACACTTCAATTTTGGCGGGGGTAGACATTTTGCGGGTCCTTTGCGTTGTTGATGGGTATTAATGTAATACATCAATTAGCGCCGCGCAAGTGATTTATTTCACACCTATGCTTGTTTTCTGTGCTGCCGTGTACGCCTTGGCAATCTCCGCCGCGCCCACAATGTGCGCCTCTTGTGCGCCCTTCACGACGAACAATTGCACCTTGCGCCCGTCCGGGTCCACTGGATTGTTTACGCGCCCGTCATGCAACCCCGGGTGCAGGATGTAACCTAGGCCTGCCATCATTTCCCGGCGCTTGCTGTGCGGGATTTTGGCCCCCATGTTAAGCGCGTCTAAGAGGCTATCGAGGTAGCCGGAGCTTATCCAGTTGCCCGCAAAGCCGGTGCGCCCTTGTGCAACGAACTCCATAATTTGTTGCTCTATGCCGCCGCGTGATTCCGTTATTGCCGTGTCGGTTGTAGACGTGTGCGGGGCGCGGTGCAGCGTGGTGGCCGGGTTGTATTCGTCGGGGATAGGGTAGGTGTGCAACAGTTCGGAGACGATAGCGAAGCCATCCGCCTTGAGCCAACCGTAGAGGCGCGGGAAGTAGTCCCCGCCCATGCCGCTGCGCTCGATATCGTCTTTGCTTTGCTGTGCCGTAAAGAACATGCCGAACCGGCGCGCATTGTCCGGGGTCTTGCGCACGCTGGTTTTGTAATTCGTGGTCGCCATGGCGTTGGCGCATATCTCCGTGCTGTATTGGTCCACGCCCTTGGCTTGAATTTGTATGCCCATCGCGCCCGTAATGATGGTCTTGAATTTTTCGATAATCTCTTGCTGGTGTTCTTGGCTGTATAGCTCTTCCACCGCAATAAACACCTTGTTTGCTAACCACGCGTTGAATGGGCTCGCCAAGTCCTGCGCATGCGGCCAGTGCGTGTAATGTTGGCCCACGGCCATGGCAACGCACAGGCTAAAAAGGGTTTTTCCGTTACCCTCCGCGCCCTGCAGCACGGGGCACCAGCCGAATTTTTTACCCTTGTACTGTACGCACGCGGCCATGTATGACAGCAATAGCGCTTGGTCCCGTTCGTCGGGCAGCACGCGGCGGAGGTGGTCTAGGAAAGGGCTCACGTCCCCCACCAGCCGCCGCACTTCTGCAGGCCACCAGATATTGACGCGCTTGCGTCCGGCATCGTCCGTGATGGTGGCCGACGGTTGGTCAGGCTTGAAGCTCACGGTGTCGGCCATCGGCGCGCGCAGCACTTGGGATTGTGTGAACGCGTCCCATGCCTTTTTGGTCGTGGCGCTGTTGGTATCGTCCATGGCAAACGCGTAGCCGCCAAACTCCACGTTAAAAGGGTCCGGCTTGAGCAAGTGGCCGCCGGGCACAAGCACGCGATGCAGGCCCCGCACGTATACGCATCCCTTGAAAAGGTCACGCTGTGCCGCCACGCCTAGAAACGTGCTGCCCGTCACGAGGCGTTGTTCGGGGGCCATGGGTGCCGCGTTGGGCAGTGCTGACGGCTCCGGCGGATTGTCTTGCAGCACGTCCCCGCCCTTGGCGAGAATTTCGCAGATGGTCCGCGTCAGGTAGTCATCGCCCGCGCGGTCCCACTTGTCCCGGTGTAGCTTGCAATCGTCACGCTGCATTAGCGCCTTGATGCGTTCACCGTGCTTGCCGGTCCAGAATGCGAGGTGCGACACTAAGGCCGCGTCCGCTTCACTAAAGTTGTAGGGCTTGTCCTTATCGGGGTAAGCCACGGTGAGCGCCGCCGTGTTGCATTCCCAAAGGTCCGCGAAGCTCGCACGGTTGCCGAACACCGCCGCCGCGCTGGATGACTTGAGCGCGCGCCGCAGCAGGTCGTCATCATCCGTAGGCCCGCGCCACTCCGGGACAGGCTCCGACGTGAGAATGTAGCGCCCTTCATGCTTGTTACCGCCCGGGGGGAACAGGGCCGCCGTGAGCGTGTGCAAGGCGGCGGTGTGGTCGGTAGCCACGTTGCCGCAGGCCTCGTGCCCTGTGAGCGCGATAAAGCGGCCTTCCGTGTAGAACTCAAGGCCCCGGGGGTGATCGGTGCAGCTATGCTCCGGCGCGGTCCCCACCCCGATAATGTGCATGCCCTTGCCGGACTGTGAGCGCTCCATGTAGGCACCCGGGAACATGGCCGCAATCTGCAGGGCCAACGGGGACCAATGGGCCGGGATAAATTCGCCCGTCTCTGTAATGGTGTCGGGTATCCAATGGCTATCCAAGTCGACAAAAAACACGTTGTTGCCGCGCTGCAGGCTGAACGCCACGCCGTAGGAGGGGCCCCACGCGGTGGCGCAATCGCACGCGGTCTGTGCGTCCACCCAATTGGCGGGTTCGTGAGCGCTGACGACGGCCCCGGAGTGTGGCGACACGGGGAACTTGTCCATTTTGCCGGGCTTGGTCTTGCTTGGGACCAGCACGTAACAGAGGAATTGGCGCAATGCCGCAAGGGGCGCAAGCGCGGGGGGTAGCTGGTGCACAGTAGCCCCTTAGGATTGGACGGCCTGCAGTGCTTTTTGGATGAGCGCCGGGGGGCACTTTTTGAGGTGTTTGTCTTTGGCTACTGCCGCCTGTGCGATGACAGGCAAGCACTCCGTGTGCACCGCCTGCCGCACGATATCGCGCCGCAGCGTGGGCATCGTACCCATGTGGTAGCTCACGAGGCGGTCAGCCACCCCGGCGCGCTGTGCGATGGCCTCACGCGTCACGTTGTTGTAGCCAACCTTTACGGCGAGGTCCAAAGCGGCGGCCAACAGTTGCGCTACGCGGTCTTTTTTTGGGAGTTTAATTTGAGTCATTGTAGGATTATGCCCCGCAGTTAACGGGCGCGTCAATACGATTCAAAGCGCTGCAGCCGCGTGGAGTACGGCAGGTAAAGGGGGTGCTTAGGTGAGCCATTCTGATTTACCCCAAGGCACCATAACTCCGCGCCAAAACTGCGGAGAATTCCGGCTACAATGCGCGCCCGCGCCGGGTCCGCTTCATTGCCCCAACCCACCACGATAAGCGGAAGCGTGGCAAGCATCATCAAGTAGCTGTCATTGTCCGGGCCTATCGGGTTTGGGTGCGCCCGCATGTCGTCCGGGTCAGTCGCCACGACGGCGGCAGTGTTGCCGATGTAAAACCCGTTGTAGCCCCAGTCCCGCACGAACCGCGCTACCTTGTTTTTGGTGGGATCGGGTATCTCCACGCCGTCTACAATGCGGCCCGCTATCGAGGGGTTCACCAGCACCACCGCGCAAGGGTTCGGGCCGGGATGTTCAAGCAGGTAGCGGTAGGTCCCGCAGGGGGAGAATATGGCGCTCATGCAGGCCCCGCGCAACCGCAGCCGCCCACGTCATTCGGGTCAAAATCGGCGGCGTCTTTTTCCAACCGTAAACGAAAAGCCGTCATGGTTAGCGGTTTCTTTTTGTTGTCTCCGCGCCGGTCACTTAGGATAGTGCCGTTGATGCCCTTAGCACGCAATCGGTTTTCCTCATATTCGTGCATCATGTAGAGGTGCGGCATATTGTGAAGCAGTAACGCAAATGACGCATGGCCTGCTTTTATGCAAAAGCCGCCGCAGTTGTTGTGCGTAAACCCCATGCCATAGAGACGGGGCCGGGCGATGCCTGCCGCGTCCAGTTGTTCCAACACTTCGCGAGGGTCTAAGTGCGGCTCCGCCGTTAGTGGGTGTTCGTACCTCCACGGGGATTTATATTTTTTCAGGTTGCGTGCGATCTTTTCTATCCGTGTGGGCTCCCACCAGCCTATACCGGTGTAAATAGTAACCTCTGCGGGGTCAAAAGTTTCAGCAAGGTAACGCGCTATTAGGTCCCTTTTTAGATGTTTACTGCAAGGGTCTATGCGTGAATTACCGATAAATTTCACGTCTTCAAAAACTTGCCATGGGTTACGCCCGTCGGCTATCCGCACGAGCGGTGCGCCGATGTACGCGGCGGCCTCTTTAAGAAACCGGTATAGGTCCGCGTCTTCAATCAACGCGTCAGCAAACAATAATTGCATGTTGTCTACGCCGTACATTTCCTTGACGCGCATAGCCGCCACGAAAGAACCGGCACCACCCGAAAAGCTAACGATATGTTTCATGGTAGCCACGTCAAACTAGGCCACACGTAACGGCCCCAGCACAGTAGCCAAAGAAACGCCATACCCAGCATATACAGCGGCGTGATGACGGCGTACATCTTGAGTAAAAATATCAAATCCTCTTTTTGGTCTTTGGTCATAGCGTCCCCGGGCCGGTTGCAAAGGAAGCGTCTCCGCCGTACCCGTTTACTAAATTCATCCAGTTACTTTGTGCTATTTCATGCTCTGTGCTTGTATAGCTCCAGTCAGGGGATTTACACTCCCGACTGATGAACTGCCCAAGGATGCACCCGACGTGTTGCGGCGTGATTAACACACGGCGTATACCTATCAAATCGGCAGACTTGATAATGTCATTCATGGCCCCGCTGTCATTGGCGAGGCCGTAGCGCACCACACGCCCGGACAGGTCCTTGAGCGCCCCTACGTTGTTGCGCCAAATCCGCATGTGCTTGTGGGGTTCGCTGGCTTCCAGACGCAACGTGGATACCGTCCACGCCTCCGACTTGCCGGAGCCGGGCGTAGCCTCATTGAGCGGCATGGACAGCAAGCCTAGCCTTATCTGCAGGTCCTGCACAGCGGCGGGAGACACGCCCCACGTTATGGCCCATTGGTGAATGATGCTCATAGGAACCACACGACGGCGACTAACGCCAACCCTAAAAGCACTCCGTAAACAATTCCTGAATACGCAATGTCAATAAATTTCATGGTTTTACCTCTTTAATTGCCCATCCAGCAAAGGTATCAAGATACCGTGTGTACTCTTTGCCGCCTTGCTCGTACAAAATCCCCTTGATGCCGGGCGCGGGTGCACGCCCGGGGGCAACTTCTACCCCTATGGCGATGACCTTTCGTTTTATCATCCCTGCGGCGTCTCCGGTGTACGTTCGGCCCTCTTTAATGTCTTGCTGTCTCATGCTGCTATCACTCCTTTACGTGCTAAATCTTCCGTCATTTTGGCGGTCAGTTTCTCCGCGTCCGGGCGGCCCAAGGCCATGGCGCTCATAACGTCTACGCCGTAGGCAAGGAAAAACATTTTCTGTATCTCCCGGTCCGTCAGGTCGTGCCGTTCGTGCTTTTTCCAACCGGCCCACAACGACAGCGTATTGCGCAAATTGCCTTGCGCTTGCTGACGCTCGAAATGCATTTTCTGAATGTTGCCCGCGATGGCGTCACCCACGCCCATAGGGATGCGGGCCGCGCCGTCAATTTTATTTACCTCCCCGCGTAACTCCCGCAACGTGGCCGCGTCCAGTTCGTACAAGTCGCCGTCTACCATTTCGGGCGCGGTGCGCACCACGGGGACAGGCACCCACCCACAATGGGGGCACTGCACGCGGTAACGCTCGTATGCGGCGAAGCACCTCAAGCACCCTTGCAACGGGATGGCATCCGGGTTGCGCGATGCGCGGGAGGTGCGGCGGTCCAGCGTGTGCACGCGGTAGGCGTCCGGCAGGCCATGACGGAAGCAGTTTCCAACGTGGTCAATGATGACGCCGCAGGGCTTGCCGCTGGCCGCGATGTGCGCCCGGCGCTGTTCGTCCGTGAAGTCGTCCCAAATTTCTTGCAGGTGCGAAGGTATCAACAGGCGCAAGGCGCGGCCAAATTGCTGCACGAATAGCGGCCATGATTCTGTCTTGCGCACCATCATGACAACTTCACACGCCGGAACGTCTACGCCCTCCCCGAACAGGTCCACGTTAACCAGCACCTTCACATCACCCGCGCGGAATTGCCGCATGATGGCGATGCGCAAGGCGTCCGGCGTATCAGCGGTGACGACTTCCGACGGCACGCCAGCGGCACGGAACGCACGCGCAATCTGTTGGGCGGCCTCCACGTCTACAGCGAACGCAATTCCCCGCTTGCCGGGGCAGATGCGTAGATACTGCTTCACCACGTCACCTACGATAGTGTCCGACGCGTGCACCGCGTGGCGCAACTTGGGCATGCTCAAATCACCCGACGCGGTAACGGTTACCTCCGAATAGTCAACGTCTGACGGCGGCGTAAATATGCGGTAGTCCGTGAGAAACCCGGCGTCTATAAGCTCACGCATTCCCGGGCCAACAACCAGCGCATCAAACACGCCGTCACTCGTGCGGCCAAGCCCTTTGCCGTCCGCGCGGGTAGGTGTGGCCGTTGGTCCTAGGCCCCACGCGTTGGGGAACATGTCCGCCACCTTGCCCCATTTGTTTTCTGCAAGTACATGGTGCGCCTCATCCTGCACCCAGAGGTTTACGCCACGGTAGTAGCTGTCTTCCGACATGTCCTTGCGAATGAGCGTGTCTACACTGCACACCCCCACTCGTGCGCCCGGGTCCGTGTGGTCCCGGTTTATCTCCATCATGTGCAGGGAAGCGCAATCACGGCGCAGAGAACTTGAGCCTATGATGCGGTGCCGCACACCTTCACGGGCCAAGGCTAACGATAGCTGGCTGACAAGTTCGCCACGGTGGGCCGCTACGCAAGTGCCCCCGGTGCGATTCTCGCCAACAATGGAGCCCGTAAGGACCGACTTGCCCGCCCCCGTGGGCATCACGGCCATGACGTTGCGGTGCCCCGCTTGCCAATTCATGTAAACGCCGGTCTTTACACCTTGCTGGTTTCTACGTAGTCGGGTCATGAAAAATATTTGTTTACGCTAGTTGACGGTTCCGTTAAGTGTAGGCTATTATCCAGATTCTTACCACTCACTTTAAGGATTTTTTATGCGCATCACAGTAGACACGGCCACGGATGGCCGTAACGAGGCGGAACACGCGATAGCCATTATTGGCGCGTTCTATGAATTGGGTGATTCAAAAATTCACCTGACGGGCACCCCGCCTGCAGCACTGGCCGCCAATGTCGCAGCAAACGTGCTGCCCGTCACCTCCGGCGGTGCCTCTACCCCCGTGGTTATCAACATCGAGCGCAACCCCGCCGACGTATTTGGTGCCCCGGGAAACGTCCCACCGGTTGCCCCGTTGGCTGCGGCTGCAACTCCTCCGTTGAATGTCCCCGGGGTGCCGCCGGTTTCTTTGGCACCGGCACCCGGCATTGCACCCCCTGCAGCACCGCCAGCGCCACCGGTTGCCCCTACGGCGAGTGCACCCCCTGCGCCGCCCCCGGCTCCCGTGCCTGCAAGCGCCGTTGAATACGACGCGGACGGCCTGCCGTGGGACCCGCGCATCCATCAGGCCAGCAAGGGCAAGACGGCCAAAGGTGTGTGGAAGCAACGAAAAGGCCTGAACGATGATGCCATGGTTGCACGCGTGAAGGCGGAACTGTTGGCCGCCAAAGCTGTGGGCGTTGCCGCTGCACCCGTGGCGGCTACGGTGCCCACACCTCCCGCACCCCCTGCCGTTGCGCCGGTCCCTTTCGTGCAGCCGGTTGCGCCCTCTCCGCCTGCGCAACCGGCTGCACCTTTGGCACCTGCCGCCCCAACAACGGTGCTTGAATTCATGCCGCGCATCACGGCGGCCATGGCTTCACAGTTGCTGCCCAATGAGGCGCTGAACTGGGCCTGCGGTCAATTCGGGCTTGCCAATGTGATGGCGCTGAACACCCGGCCTGAGTACGTCCCGGCAGTGTGGGAAAAGCTCCGGGGCGCTTACCCTGACTTTGCCGCCGCCAACCCATGAGCGCACATGCCTTCCTTGCACCTAGCGCGGCGGGCCGTTGGGTGCTGTGCCCGGGGTCTGCCGGGATGGAGGCCGCCTTTCCGTCTCCGGAGTCTCCGGAGTCCATGGACGGAACGGCGGCGCATTGGGTGCTGGAGCATCAACTGGCGGCAATGCCTTTGAGCGTGGGTGCCATCGCCCCTAACGGCATTGCGGTTACGGCTGAAATGGTGGAGTGCGCGGATATCATGTACCGCGATATCATCACCACGTTGGGGGAACACTGGCGCACGACGATACGCGTAGAGCATCGCGTTCATATACCGCGCGTGCATCCGCACAATTGGGGCACACCTGACGTGCGTGCATGGGTGCAGACCGCTACCGGTTACACGCTTTACCTGTGGGATTTCAAGTATGGGCGTAAACATGTCGAGGTTTTCGAAAACTGGCAACTTATGGACTACGCCCTAGGTTGCTTGTCGGAACTTAACGACGCGTTGCACGCGGTGCACCAGCCTGCCATCAGTGAGGCATCCATTCAGGTCTACATGCGTGTCGTGCAACCCCGCAGTTACCACCGTGATGGCGCGGTGCGGCAGTGGCATACAACGGCGGACCGCCTGCAGCCGTTTGCCGTGCAGTTGGCAGCGGCGGCCATGGAAGCTACAAGTCCCGATGCCCAATGCAAGCCCCATCCGGGCGCATGCGAAAACTGCAGCGCGCGTTTGCACTGTGCGGCCAACCTCCGCGCGGGGTATCGTGCCGCTGACTTGTCGCAACAGGCGCAAGTTATCGACATGACGCCCGAAGCGTTGGGGCTGGAGCTTCGCATTCTCACGGATGCACAAAAGCTCCTTAAATCGCGCATTGAGGGCCTGCAAGAACGTGTCTTATCCAACTTCCGCAAGGGGGTACATGTTCCCCATTGGGCCATGAAGCCTGCCGCGTCCCGCCTTAACTGGACGGTATCCGATGCTGAAATGGTAATCGTGGGGGACTTGCTGGAGGTAGACCTCCGTAAGCCCGTGGAGGTCATCACGCCAACACAAGCCAAGGATAAAGGCATAGACCGTGCACTGATAGCCGCGTACAGCGCGCCGTCCGCCGGGGCAATGGGTCTTGCCGTAGACGACGGAAGCGAGGCACGCCGCACGTTTACATAAATTACGTTTTCGTCTACACTGAATTTTTTAACCTCAAAGGAACTTTGAAAATGGAACTGAAACCCAATGAATTTTTGACCCCCGTGGGCCGCCTGTTGCAAGGCTCCGCCATGGACCCGCAAACAACCGACATGAAGGGGCAACCGCTTGTCTACAAGACTGGCGCAAACAAGGGACAGCCCCGCGTCTCCTACTTTATGGCGATTGGCTTTCCCAAGGTCATGGCCGACGGCGTGACGCCCAATCACGAATTCAACGCGCTGTATGGCCGCATGCTGGCTGTTGCCCGCGCCGCGTTCCCGCAGTATTTTGACGCCTCCGGCAACCTGACCAATCCCAACTTCTCCATGAAGCTGGTGGACGGTGACGGGCGCGACAGCGAAGGCAAGCCCAACGACACCAAGGAAGGGTTTAAAGGCCACTGGATTATCCGGGTGCAAAGCTCTTACCCGTTCCGTTGCTTCTACCAAGGTCGTCACGCTCCGCAAGACCAAATCACGGATAAAAATCTTATCCGGCGTGGTCACTATGTGCGTGTGTTTGGCACCATGGAAGGTAACGGTGTGAAGTCCGGCGGTGACGGCAAGCCCGGCCTTTACATGAATGCTTCGCTTGTCGAATACATCGCGGCAGGTCCCGAGATTGTCAGCGGTCCCGATGCGTCCCAAGCCTTTGCGGCCCCTGTGGCTGTATTGCCTGCCGGTGCTACGGCCATCACGCCCGGCGGCCAGCCTGCGGCTCCCGCACTGCCCGGCATGCCTGCGGCCCCCGTGATGCCTCACGCAGCCGTCCCGGGCCTGCCTGCGGCCCCCGTGATGCCTCACGCAGCCGTCCCGGGCCTGCCTGCGGCACCCATGGCCCCTGCATTGCCCGTGCAGTACGCCGCGCCCCCCATGGCGGTGGCTCCGGCAGCACCGTTGCCCGTGACGCCATATCCCGGTGTTATGCAGATGCCCGGCGTGCCGATGGCCCCTGCAGCACCCGCCGCGCCGCCTGCACCACCAGCACCGCCCATGCCTGACGTTCCCGCCGGTCCGGTCATGAGCCCCAAGGCCAACGGCGCAACCTATGCCCAGATGATTGCACTGGGCTGGACGCATGAAACCATGGTGCAACACGGCATGCTCGTCGGCTAAACCCAAAGGCCCCCGCATGTCGTGGGGGCCAACCAACCACACAAGGAAACTTCAAAATGGCAATGACCAAAAAGAATTTGGCGATTCAAGCCGCCAAGGCTGCAGCGGCAAAACGCAAGGCGGGGCCGGTCGTCACGCAACTGACCAAGACGACCAAGGCCAAGCCGCAACCGCGCACCGTGGCCGCCCTCCTGTCCGCACCAGAGCCCAAGCGCAAACGCGCCCCGGGTGCTGGCCGCCCCGAGGTGTCGCCGGACCTTCAATTGTTCGTGTGCAGTTTCCGCGCCAATAAGGTGGGGGCGGCCAAATTCAAAGCCCTTGGCGGCGGCAAGTGGGCACGCCCCCTGCTGGAAAAAGCCGTATTGCCGCGCAAGTGAGCAAGCACAAGCCAACCACGCCAGCTAACCGGCTGGCAATCATTCGAGGGCAGGCGGAACGCCTTCTAGCAGATGCCCGCGCCTTGAATGTAAACATTACGATAGAACGGCGGCCCCTGTTGCCGCTGGCTATGGGTAACGCGGAGCCCGTCATTTCCGTATGGTGCACAAAGGGGACCGAAAAATGACCCGTTATAAATGGCTGTTGTTGGCCTTCGCTTTTTTGATTTATCCGGTTATATTTTTAGGCTCACCGGAAGTTATACAAGCCTTCAGCGTGGCCCTCGTGGTGGCGCTCATCCCGGTGATGTGGGAAGTGCTTTACACCGGGCCGCGTCTGAATGCAGCATGGTGGCGCGCGGTGTCGTGGTTTGTGCGGCGGCCAGCGGTGCGCGATTGGATTGTTAGCCGCGTCTACGCCAGTCCGTATACGCACATTGGTCCGCACGGTGACGAGTACATGCTACGCGGCTGGGTGTTCAATCCGTACCGCTTTGACAAAACGCCCCGTTGGCCGTGGTTGCCGTCCCTCCGCGCGCATGTCATCCTGCGGCCCGATGCGGGCGAGTCTTGCCACAACCACCCCATGGACGCGCGCACCATTCTTCTAAAAAACGGTTACGCTGAATGGCGGGAGGGTGATTGTTCGGGCTTGCCTGCGGGAGAAACGCGGGGCACTTTTTACCTGCGGGAGGAAGGCGACACGTTTTTAATCGGGCGTGAGGTCTTCCACCGTATCATGTCTTTACGCAACAATGAGCCCGTCTACACGCTGTTTATTATTCGCAATGTTCGCCACGGTTGGGGCTTCCGCGTCAACGGCGAATACGTAGACCGTCGCAATTTCAAGGGACCACGGTAATGCAGTACGAGTGGCTTGTAGCCGCCCTCATTTTGGGTAACTTCATCGTGCACGCTTTGTGCGCCACAGACGACAACTCCGAAGACTGGCAGTAAATGCACGCATCACAATACCCCGCCGGGACCACATGGCGGGCGGGGCTTGGTGTCTCTACCGTCCTAGCCGATATCGACTTTGAAACGGCCAGCGAAGCGGGTTATTTTTGGCTCCCGGATAGCAAAGCATGGGCAGGCCCGGAAGGCTCCACAAAAAAGGGCTTGCCCGCTGTTGGGCTGGCCGTCTACGCCACGCACCCAAGTACCCGCGTGTTGAGCCTTGCCTACAACCTCAAGGACGGTACGGGCTCACACCTGTGGAAGCCCAGCATGTCCGCGCCGCCCGCCGCGCTGATTGACCACGTTCAACGGGGCGCGCTGGTGGAAGCGTGGAATAGCGGCTTTGAATGGTGGATATGGAATTTCGTTTGTAGACGCGCCTACGGCTGGCCGCCCATGTACGTGCAGCAAATGCGGTGCGCCATGGCAAAGGCACGCGCCAGCGGGTGGCCCGGGGCGTTGGGTAATGCGGGTGCCGTGATGGGCCTGCAGGTACAAAAGGACAAGGTAGGCGACAGCATGCTAAAGCTGTTCAGCATGCCCCAAAAACCCACCAAGGCGCAGCCGTTGAAATGGTTGGACCCAGAGGCACACCCGGACGGCCCCAAGCTCTACCACTACAACGAGGTGGATATCGTCACGGAAGCGGAGGCCTCCAGCCGCGTCCCGGACCTTGAAGGGTTTGAACTGGACTATTGGGTACTGGACCAGACCATCAACCGGCGAGGCGTGGCCGCCGATGTGGAAGGCCTCAAGGCCTGCGCCTCTATCGTTACACAGTGCCTTGCGCGCTACGATGCGGAACTGTTGGCCCTTACCGGTGGCGTGGTGGAGCGCGCGAGTCAACTGCAGCGCCTCAAAGGTTGGCTAGCCGGGCAAGGCGTGCAAATGGGCACCATGGACGATGAGGCCATAGAGGCCGCACTTAAACGTATACCTCCGGACCCGCCGGGCCGTGTGGTGCCCGCACGCCGCGCGCTGCAGTTGCGGCAACTGACGGGCTCCGCGTCCGTTAAAAAAGTCTTCACCATGCTAAACATGGTGTCACCGTTCGGACGTTTACACGAGCTATTTATTTACCACGGTGCCCGCACAGGCAGGCCCACGGGCGCGGACGTGCAGCCAACCAACATGCCTAAGAGCGGCCCCAAGGTGCGCAAGTGCGCTTGTGGCAAGTGGCACGGCGCGGCCCTGCAGGCGTGCCCGTGGTGTGGCGCGCGTTGCGTGCCCCTGCCGCCCAAGGCTAAAACCGGCTGGACGTGGAAGGCCGTAAACGACGTGCTTGAGGTCTTGCGCTCTGGTAGCTTGGACCTCGTTGAAATGTATTTCGGGGACGCCATGCTGTGCGTGTCTGGTGTGTTGCGGAGCCTCTTTGTTGCCGCGCCCGGGTGCGACTTGATAGCCTCCGACTTTAGCGCCATTGAAAGCGTGGTTACTGCGGTGCTGGCCGGTGAGGACTGGCGTGTAGACATGTTCAAGACGCACGGCAAGAATTATGAAATGGCCGCCGCGCAAATTAGCGGCACGTCCTTTGCTGAAATGATGGCGCACGCGGGTTATGACGTGTCACAGCCGGAGTGGTGGAAGCAGGACGCCACGGGGGAACACCACCCATTGCGGCAGACCTTAGGCAAGGTGTCGGAACTGGCTTCCGGGTTTGGAGGCTGGATAGGTGCATGGGTGAAGTTTGGCGCGGATGAGTTCATGAGCGAAGACGAAATTAAGCGCGCTATTCTGGCGTGGCGTGATGCGTCCCCGGCCATCGTGGAATTTTGGGGCGGCCAGCAACGGCGGGACGGCCATTGGACTATCCCGGAGTTTTACGGGCTGGAGGGCATGGCAATCAACGCAGTGCGCAATCGCGGCATCAGCTACCCAGTGATGCGCAAGGACGGCACCCACACCGGCATAACCTACCTAGCCGATGCGGAAGCGCTCTATTGCATCCTGCCAAGCGGGCGGCGTCTCACGTACCGTAACCCGGGCCTTGAGCCCTCAGACCGTTGGAACTGTGAATACTCGCTTTACTTTGAAGGCTGGAATAGCAACCCGCTAAAAGGCGCTATCGGTTGGCAACGCATGTACCTCTACGGCGGGCTCCTCTGTGAGAACGTCGTGCAGGCGGTGGCCGGGGACCTGCAGCGCTGCGCCAAGCTCCGCGTAGAGGCCGCAGGCTACCCGGTGGTGCTGCACGTCTACGATGAGATTGTTGCGGAGGTCACGAGCGGCACCCGCAGCATTGAGGAGTTTGAGGCCCTCATGCAACAGGCTCCACCGTGGGCCGTCTACAAGGGCGAACCGTGGCCCATCAAGGCGGCGGGCGGGTGGAGGTCAGACCGTTACCGCAAGGGTTAGGACGCCTTCACCATGCCGCGTAACCGGTCCATCGTGGCTAATTCCTCCGGTGACAGAATCAGCATTTGCGAGGCGGGCGCACCCATTGGACCGGCGTAGCTCAAGTGTACGGTAACCGCGCCAATCTCGTTTTTCTTTGGGCTTTTGGTCAACAGCGAAAATGTAGGTTCGCTGCAGTCGTACCACTTGAATGGCTTTTCATCACCGAGGGCGGTTTCGGGTTCGGGGTGGGTAAGTCTCATTTCACTAGCTCCAGTTATGCCCCTTGCGGGGCGGGGTTTGTTTACGCGGCGTGATGCCGGGCAATAATTTGTTTAGCGTGCAGAAAACCCATTACCGCAACGTCACCGTTAATAGCCGGGGTCATGCGCCAAGCGCGGTTTACTTTGCTGGTGCATTCCACTACGTAGGCCACACCGGCACACGTCACGGTGTACGTGCCGTCTGTATTTTTGGTGGTCTTGACTGGGGCTTTTGTCATGGTGTGATTCCTTGTTGCGATGTAATAATTGTATTACGAAAATTAGGAAAGTCAATACCGTTCGTCGGAAATATTTGTATTACAAAAATTAGAAAGTGTGCAAAAAGTCACAGACACCCGGCAATTGTTGTATTACAATTATTAGACCAACAACCGAAAGGATGCAACATGGCAGTACGTTACGAGTGGGATGTAGAGGAAACCGCCGCCGCAGACACCGACGACCACGAGGAGGGGGAGTGCTTTGACCACCGGTTTTGCGAGTCCTACAAAGAGGTCCTAGCCGTTGCGGCTACCACACCGCCAGAGGGCACAGCGTGGCGTCCGGTGCTGGTGCGTGATGATGACGCGGGCCGCTCGTGGGCCTACATGGAAAACGGTAAGTTACCGTCACACTTTGAAGACGCCTACGGCACGCCCGTAGCCAAGGTGCCCAAGCGCTTTGTAGACGAGGTGGCGCGCTGTGCGTAAACTTTTGGACCGCATCAGGCGCAAGCGGATAATTGCGCTCATCAATCGCCTAGAGCGTGAGGAGATAGCCACATGGTGAAGACGTGGGAAACCAAAACTCCGGGGCAAGTCTACGCGGACATGCAGGTGCGTATACATTCCGAAAAAACCGGCCCGGTAGTGTTGCTGATAGGCCCGGATGACGCCCGCGTGTTGGTAGACCGTTGGCGCAACGAAAACCGGGCAATCGTGCAAGCGTGGCAAGTCAGCGTAACGAGGGAGGAGTTACGCCGCTTCCGTCTTGTCGAATTGCCGCCAGTGCTGACCGCTGCGGAACGTGACGCGTCACCGGTAGCTCTGCACGCGCCCAAGCGTGGGAGGTGGGGGCGATGAGCAACCACGCCGGGGAATTTATGAAGGCGGTTAGCGGGATAGCGTCTCATCATGTTATTGCGGCCATGGACGTGGCAACCGTAGGTGTGAACTGGCGTCACTGTTCTAAAAAACACATGGCCGATGATTACGCCAAAGTAAAAAGCGGGGAGCGGTTTTCTCTGTCGCCTACGGCCCAAGCAGGAATGCAAAACTTAGACCTTGAAGCCTTGCGGCGGGCCGCATTGGAAAGGCAACAAGGTAACCCCGACTGGATAGCGCACCTCCGGTAGTCCTGCGGCTTGAATCCAGCCCCGTGGCGCGCTTTTCAGGGCTTGGCCGGTGCGGGAGTAGCCAAAGTGGCCCGGAGCGATGCCTGACAGGCCGCTAGCACGCCCTCCGTTTTGATTATTCCCGCCCGGAGACTGAAATAATCTTGTCCAGCTTGAGGAGTAAGGACGGCTGCGGTTCCAGAATCCACGCCTCCACCACTGGCGGACGCGGGCAGACCGGGGGGATTGGTGGGGCAGGTAGCCGCGATGCGCACCCCACAAGTGCCGCGCCGCACACAATCACGCATAGAGTCGTTTTCATTTTGGGCCTTTGTAAGCGCGGCGGTAGCGGACCCCGCGATTGTCGACAACTGCAACTGCAGGGCGTCCCGTTGACTTGTGACGCGGGTAAGTTCGTCCGCTGACGCCTTGGCGGCCACGCTCACGGCTTCCGCATGTTGTTGCTTGAGTGTGGCTATCTCACCCGCCTTGCGCCACCCCTGCACGGTCCACGCGGTCCCGGCACTGACAACAGCAACGCCCACGAGAATGGCCGCTGCGGCGTACTGGCGGGGAGTCATTCGGCCATCACTTCCGCAACGGCTTGGGCGTGGAAGGCGTCCCACGTCTGGCGGTGCGGCTTGCCCGGACGCCATGTCCGTTCTGCGTAGAGCTTCCATGCGCCATCCACGTCGTTCATTGCCGGGAGCTTGCCCGCGTCCGTCCAGAGCAACAGGCGCGCACAGATGGCGGCCAGTACGTCATTGTCCGCAATGGCCTGCCAGATGTAGAGCGGGTCAAACGTGACGCCGTGAGCCTCACAGGCCGCGCGCAACAGGTCTTTGCTTTGCGGGTGAAGGTAGATACCCCACACACCGCCCCGGCTGGCCTTGGTGCCGCGCTCAAACTGCCAGAACGAGCGGGCCGGGCCGTTGCCCAACTGGACGCGGTATTGAAAGCGCGATTCCTGCAGGCCGACGGCAAGCAGCATCACCCGGGCTTCCGCGCGGTCCATGTGCTGCGGTAGCCACGCCAGCGCGGGGTTCAGGATATCGGAGGTCACGCGGTGCAGCGGCAGGCCCATGGTGCTACTTTCGGGGGGTGGGGGTTGTATCGCCCGCGAGGCGTCCACGGATAAGCGCGGTATTCTCGGTGATGGCGTTGACGGATTTTTGCAAGTCCTTGGTGTCGTTGCGCTGTTCCTTGATGGCTTCGCGTACGTCGGCCAGTGCGGCAGTAAACTCCCGGCGCTGGTCATCACTGGAAGCCTTCAAGGCGTCTTGCCGCGTGGTCAATACGCCCCAACCTACAGACACGGAAACGACCGCCGCGCCGATGGTTAAAACATTCCCAAGCGTGATGGTGTTATCGTATTTCATGAAGCCGGATTTTACGGGCATGTCACCCACCTGTGGCCTTTTGTGCTAACTGTTTTTGCGCGGCCTGTTGCATTTTTTGCTGTTGCCACGCGCGGGCGGCGGGAAGCACCACCACCAGCAAAAACACTCTAAGCGCCTCCTTGGTTGATGGCTGTAGGTTAAGGTAACTTCCCGCCGTCGTCCAGTTGTCTAGCGCGTACTGCAGAACATCCACGGTGTAGGGGAGTAACGCGGCAAACACGGCTACCCAAATGGCCCACGAGCGATACCACGCGGCCACAATGTGAGCGTTATACCAGCGGATAAGTGCGCGTTTCATGATTCAGCAATAGCCGTTGCAAACGATGCCGCCCGCCCCCGTGGTGAACCCGCCCGGCACCATGATGCCATTGGCGTTAAACACGGAATTACCGGTAACGATAGAGGGGCCGGAAGACTGTAGCCCCGTGTTGTTGAAACTCGCGCCCAAGTTGATTGTGGAGTTTGAGCGTAAGGTAAAAAACTGATTGATGAACGCGCCCGCGAAAGTAACGGGACCGCTGAACGTGCCCGCCATCAATCGCCCGCCCCACACCACATTGTTAAACGAACCTTGAATCTCCACACCGTGCGCGATGGTGAAAATACACGGGCCGTCACAGATAACAGCGGTGTCGTTCAGACCTCCGCCGCTGAAAATGGTTTTCCCGTCAAGGTCAAAAATGCCGTTATTGTGAACGTAGACGGCGGCCTGACTGGCGATATTATTTTTGTTGCAAACGAACGTGACGCCCGCTACACGTACTTCCGCGTTATCCCCAAACTGTAAGCACGTATCGTTGTTGGTCCAAAGAAATGGCGTATACGGCGTGGTAGTCGAATAATTGCTGTTTTCGATCTGTAGCAAGTTATTCCCGGTCAACTGGCCGCCAAGAAAACACTGCTCGTCAAAAACTTGCCCCGCCGCAACCTTAATAAACGCGCTGTTATTGCGGAGGTCCCAATCACGATACATCGTGTTAGCCGCCGCGCAAATGGTTTTCTTGCATGCGGTGCCCACGCCGCTGTTACTGTCGTTCCCTGTGGCGGCGTTTACGCACAATGAAACCGGACCCACGGCGGCAAAGCGTGGCGCGGCCATGGCGGACGGCACGGCCAACACGAGGGCCAACAGCAAGGAAAAGAATTTTGTTTTCATAAAAGGCCCCTATATTGTTAAAGTTTTCAATACTCGATAAACGAAAAGCCCGCGCCGCCCGCGCCGCCCGCAACGGCAGTAGGGGACGTGCTGCCCGTAAACCCGCCGCCGCCGCCTTGGCCGCGAGCTACCCCCGCGTAACCTTGCGAGAATGTCGCCCCCGTGGTGGCGGTAATAGTGATGTTGCTTGCACAAAGCTGGTTACCTCCGCCCGCACCGCCGATATACCACAAGGTGGACCCGTTGTAGTTGGTCATGCCCACGCCGCCATTGTTGGCCGTATTGCCACCTGCAGTGCCGCCCACTTCGATGGCCGCAGAAGCCGCGCCAGTGCCCCCCACGCCTCCGGGGAGCGAAATAAGCGCGCCTAGCGAAGTGACGCCGCCGGTACCGCCCGTTACCGCGCCTGCCGCGCCCGGCACACCGCCTGCACCAACAACGGAAGCGTAAGACGTGCCGGGAACGACGGTCAATTTTTGACGAAATGCGGACATTCCCCCGCCGCCGCCGCCGCCCGCCGCGCCATTGATGGCAGCACCGCCGCCCGCGCCGCCGCCGCCCGCGCCGGTATAGAGGATTTCAAAAACTCCGGCGGGGCAAACCCACGGGACGCCATTCGTCAGCACCGCCGTACGTGAACCTACGGAAGCAGTAGGCGAAGGATTCAGTAACTGCAGGCCCGGGACGGATGCGTCATAGACATACAGCCCCCAAAAGTTTGCGCCCGGAATGTCGCCCCCCACCAGCGGCAGGCCCGCACCCTTGTACGTGGCAAGCGCCCCGGAGCCGTCCGGATTGATGGTCACTGCCGACGTGTTAATTGCCGTGTGCTGGATGAGGATTTGGTCCCCGTCTACCAGCGTGCCAAGGTCAGGCACAAAGTCTGCCGTAACCGCGTTGGCCGTGCCGCCCGCGTTTGCGCGCCGGATACCTTGGGGGTTGAATACGGACCAATCGGCGGCCACGCTTGGGAGCGAGACGTTTGCCGTCTTGCGCGACACATACAACAGGTTGTTGTAGCGCACCAGCGCATAGAGGCCATACGGGTATGGGGTGCCGCCGTTAAGCGCTGTCGTAATAAAGTCCGGAATGCCTTGCGCCTGCAGTTCTTGCACGGCGGTTTGCGTTTCAAACAGCGCTTGATTCATAATGCCGCGTTCAATGTTGCGGCTGTTCGGGTCCGTCTTGATTAGTTCGTACTGCGGGCCCCACCCGGTGGGCTCGCTTACCGCGCCCGTGCCGGGGTCTACGTCAGGAATGGCAGTACGAGTGCCGGAGACGCCAAAGGCGATGCGGAGGAATTTAAGCATGATAGAAGTTCCCGTGATTGAAGTTTTCGTGAAACGCACCGAACCCGAAACCGTCCGCGTCACCTATCACTACGTAGTCCGAGCCAACCGCCGCCGGACGCGGCAATAAGTCGTAGTTAGCAAGGAGGAATTGTAGCGCGGGAGCGGGCGGCACAATGAAAACATAGCGTATTTTCATGAGGAGCGAATCGGCCACGTAAGCCACGCCGGGGCCGAACACATCATTAAGGATACGGTTTGCTTGCGTCACACTGGCCCGCGTGGTGAGCTTGTAATAACGTAAACGTAGCACAATGCGGGTTTGCGCGGTGGTTAGATTGATTTGCCCGGCGGCGGCAAAATTGCTATTGCCAAAATTACTATCATCTACGGCGAACCCGAAAATAGGTTTATTGGGGTCGTCCGTTGGCGTGACGGAAATAGGCAACGCCAGAATGATGGCCCACACCGCCAAGCCAAAATCATTCGCCGTCGTGAGGTCAAAAACGTCCCGTATCCAGTCAGTCCAAAAACCCTGTTGGTTGTCGTCATACCACGCCTGTTTAGCGCGTAACAAAGCCTCTAACCTTTCCGCCTCGTTGTACTGCCACAGCAGGGCACGCAAAAGGTTTACGGAGAAATCAAAGGCTTGAATCCTCATACAACTATTACCGTGATGCCGCCCGTGCCCATGGTGGCTTTTTCATAAATGGCAATTGAAATTTCAGCGGTGACAAAAACGCCCGTAGATTGGGGCGCTACTTCCACCTTCTGAACGTAGATGCCCGGGGCCTGCGTATTGACAGCGCCTCCAAGCTCCCACGGGGATACGGAGGCACCCACGACAAAACCGGCTTCGCCCTCAAGCTCACCGTTCACGTAGGCCAGTACTGCCGCTTTTACGGCCGCATCCGGGTTGCCCGTGTAGCCCTGAACTTTGACGGTGAAGCGGGACAGCACGGGGACAAGCGTAGGGCGCGCAAATTTCACGCTGTAAACCTGCCCGCTATAAGGGTCCGTATGTGCCACGGTTACGCCGCCGTTGTAGTTGCCGCCCATGTCCTTGGCATCTACCAGCGTGGCCGCAATCGCCGCGTCTGTACCGCCGTCTACGCACACATAAATAGAATGCTCCACCATGCTAACGCCGTCAATAATCACGGTGCTGTCCGCGATGTTTTCCCGGAATGTGAGGCTCTTAACGCCGTCTACTACCGACAGGGCCGCAATGATATTTTCAGGCCCGCCATGCCCTTGGAGCCCCAAAGTCGTGATGCGGCGGCGGCGGGCAGACACGTCTGATTCCACGAGGCGGCCCACTACGGCGGCGTCCGGGTTGCTCACGGTTTCCCAACCTAGCACCGCGCTTACCACGGTGTCGAGGTCCCCGGGTAGCACTGCTTGAGGGCCATCCTCTACCGCGATGAAATCCACCGTAGCGAGCCCGGACGCGTTCAGCGTGACGGCCCCGGCGGTGAAAAACTCAATGCCCGCAATGCCCACGCTTGCCCGGCTACCTGCAGGAATGAACGTACCTGCCACGCCAGTAAGGGCCACGCCTGCCAAGGTAGACGGCGCGGAGGCGGTACGCGCGCCACCCATAATCGCCCAAATGGCATCGAGAAACGTCCCGCCCGCGATGTTGGGGTTAATCTGGTTTGCCAGTGCGGCATTGTTGCGCAGCACATTGGAGCGCGCCTCTGTTTCCGCAACGATCAAAACCCCTTGGGGCGTGTCAGGCGTGACGATGAGGTCAGCACCGAAAACGGTCTTGAATTCGTTTTGTACCTCCGTCAGCACTTCGCCCGTATCGGGAACGATGACGCCGGAAGCGTTAAGGTAGACGTAATCAGCCATTTATATTGCCCGTCCCGTGAATCGTGCGGATAGTGGCGGTGTAGTGCAATTCGTTATCCGCCACCCGCGTGGTTATGTTGGTTACTTCCAAAACGTCTACAACGCCCATAAGCGTGCGGCGGAGGTATGCTTTAAATTGCGCTACCTTGGGTGAACCTGTCCACACCGTATCGAGCGTGGGAACGCCCTTGTCTATCTGGTAAATCATTTCGCCCCGTTGCGCTTGTGCCGCCTGTTGGCAAGCCTGCAGCACGGCATTCAGTGCAGACACGAGGGCAAGCGAGCCCGTAGACGCAATATAAATATCGTTCTTGGTGTCTACGGCTAGGGTGGTGGTCATGGATGCGGCCCGTTTGTGTCGTTGCCCCCTGTCACTACGCCCCCGTGCTTGTGGGTGGCTAGCGGAATACCGGCGGCGGTCACTTCGCCCGTTGTCGTCAGGCTTCCCGACATGGTAGCATTCCCGCCGGTTTGCGCATAGTTCCCGGCAACCCCAACAGCGGGCGCGGTTAGGGTAATGGCCGTCGCCGCAGTGATAGCCACGACCCCGCCGCCCATGTCGTAGGTGCACCCGGGCGCTATCAATTTCATAGTAGCCGGGCCTAGGCTCACTTTTACCGTGCCGTCCGACGTTTGCAACACCACGTTGTCCGCGTCTTCCCCCGCGATGCTGTACTGGTGCATGGCGTCCGGGATGAATAACGCATCCTCAAAACTGTGAATCCGTTCGGTATTGGGGGGACCCGCCGCGTAGGTCTGCAGGAACAGCGATATATCGCGGTCACTGGCCTTCACCCATCCCAAGTCCCCGGGCTTGAGCGGGAAGCTCAGAAGGAACCCGCCCGCGCCGATTTGCAGCACGGGAAGTTGCGCAATTTGCGCGCGGGCTATCGTGCGCTTGTCCGTCGTGATGAGCGATACCAAGGGCTGAACCGTTACGCGCGGGCTGTTGCGGTCGCCGTTGAAGGCCACCACGCGGGCGGGTAGCATGTCGTCTACACCCATGGAAAATTTGCGCAGTATGAGGCGCATGGCCCCCAAGAACCCGTCCGCGTCTGGCGGGTCAATTGACGGTGGCGCGTTACTCATGCTCGGGTCCCTTCCGCGATGTAGTACCACGGTACTTCACGGTTTGCTAGTTCAAAGGTCAATTTGTAGACGGTGTATAGGCCGTTTGCTGCCGGGAGCATTACGCTGGTAATGTCCAGCCCGCTTCCTAGCGTGGTCTGGTTGTCGAACAACATTTTTACTTTAATGCCCTGTTCGGTGAACTCCGGCACGCCAATAAGCCCGGTGTCCAAATTCAGCACGCGGGTGCGGTTCGCCAGAGGCACATTGTAATTTTTCAAGACTAGCGCCTTGTCGTCTACGTAGGCGTTGACGCGCCCGCATGAGCCCAACTTTTCTACCTGCTTGAGCGCGCCGCCAGTAAAAGAGTAGTTCGCAATTTGTTTGTCAGTGCATTGAAAATCCAGCGACAGGCCTAGGTCCTTGGCTACCTGTTCCGCGATGCGCCGCAGAGCTACCATGCCGGGCTGTGAGCGCGCGATAATATCGCCCTTGCTGTAATTCCCGGTGGCCGCCTTGATGGTTACCGCAATGTCGGGCGGTTGGCTCCCCTTGGCCGTCACAATGTCGCCCATGAACACCAGCGCCGCGCCGGTACTTTTGCGCCCGGCCTCCACGGTGATGCGTTTAGGCGTGGTGTTTTTATTGAAGGGGCTTGTCTCCGTCAGGATGTAATCCCGGGTTGCGCGGTCCAGATTAGTAATTTTTATCTCACACTCATTTTGCGTGGCATTCGCGCACTTGCTGCCGCTCACGGTAACGGCCAGTCCGTCATAGGTTTTAAGGACGCCGTTTACCTCAATGCCCACGCGCAATACGCGGTCGTCCAGTGCGGAGGCCATCAGGTCCCCCGCAATTCTGCAATCTCTGCCGGTGAAACGTAGACAAGAAATTGCGTTACCCCGAATTGGTCATAGTAGGGCAAGGCCTCCTCCAGCGTGGTGATGACAAAATTTCCTTCTTGCTGGTACTCATACGGAAGCAAAGGCGTCCCGGCCACGATGCGGGCCATAGACACCAACGTGACGCCATCGCGGAGGATGGTTGCGGACATGCATCCGGACGTTTCCTTTATCGTCACGTCGTAGCGGGCGTCGTCCAGTTGGGTCGTGAACTGTTGGTTAGCGACAGCACGCAATGCGATATCAATCATCGGAATATCCCCGACAAAATAGAACCCTTGCGCGGTTCTTGTGTAGACGTTTTGGGCTGTTGCTCGCCACGTTTCACCGTGTTAGACGCGGCGGGCTGCGCTACCTTGAGGTCGGAGAATTCAGGCTCCACAAATTGCGCCTCTTTGAACGACACGGCCAGCGTCGTGGCGTCCGCCATGTCCGGCGTTTCATCGTGCGGCATGCCTGCAATCAGCATGCTAGGGTAACTGCCCGTACGAGTCTGGATGGTGAACAGTTCCGCATTCAAAAAGAACGTGCGCACCTGTTGGTAGACCTCCGCGAACTCCTCCGAATTCAGCACAAAGGAAAGCTCTATTTCCACAGGCAAAATAATGCGGTGGTCTATGATGGTTGCGCCCGTTTCTAGCGGGTGGTCCATGGCCTTGGATTCCTCCTTCACCAAGGCTTTGACGGGCCGCGCCAGTTCAAAAACCTGATTCAGGTCTGAGTCCAGCACGGCCACCACGTCAACGGCGGCGCTTGGGGTGTCTACATCCGTGGCGGCCATTACGCTATCACCCCGTCATCCATCTGCGTAGACGCGTTGCGGAATTGCGCATTCATCGCGCCACCCAAAGAGCGCGCGATTCCGGGCGCGTCGGTGGCTTGTGTTTGCACCGTGATGGGCCCGGTCTGGATGCTCTTATCTCCGCCCCGGGTGTTGGACACGCTGCTACTCGTTTGCGAATTGAGCGGGGAGGCCCCGGCGGCACTTAACAGGGCCTTGCCTGCGCCTAGTCCGGGGGTGCCGGTCACGCTGATACCGAGCGCGCCCTTTGCGCCGTCCAGCGCCCCCGTGATGGCCCCGGCAACGCCCTTAACCAGCCCGATGGCAGACGATATCACCGCGATAGCTTGCTGCACCTTGGTTATCACCCAATCCCACACGTCCCCGACGATTTGGCCCAGCCCTTTAAACTTGTCGGCCCAGCCGTCTACGATGAAATTAACCACGCTGGCAATCCCGCTGAATTCGTAGATAGCACCAATCATCCGCTTCCAGAGGTCGTAAAGGATTTGCGCCACACTGCCCACCGTCTCAAGGGTCCACGTCATCGCGGAGCCTAGCGCCTTGATGGCATCTACCGCACCCATAACGATGGCGGTTATCTGCGGAAACTTTTCGACAATCTGACCTATCAATGAATCGTTGCCATCAATGAAATTCATAATGTCATCGTAGAGCAACGCAAAGCCGACGGCCAACGCCGCCACAATGGCACCCAGCAACAAGAACGGCGCAAAGGCGGCGATCGTGGCCGCCGCGAGCGATATCATGGGCGGCAAGGCAAAGGCGAGAATCGCCGCACCCAGCGCGATCATGATGCCGACAATGAAGTCCGAATGTTTACGCATGAACAGCGCCACATTCTGGAATTTCTCCGCCAGCCATGTAAGTGCGGGCAGCACGTTTTGTGCAACCTGCAACCAGAGGGAGCGGAACGCATGCCGGGTGTCGTCCAGTTGGTCCCCGAACTTGTCCGCTAGCTCGCCCTGCAGCTTGGTAACCACGCCTAGCTCCCGCTCTTTTTCTAGCAAGGCCTCTACCTCCCGGCGGCCTGCTTGTAGCGTCATGATGGTGGCGTTATCAAAGCCCAATTTTTGGCCCATGGCGACTGACTTTTGCTTGTCCATTCCCATAAACGCATCGGCAATTTGCGGCAAAAAATCCATCGCGGTTTTGCCTGCGTTGGCCGCGTCTTCAAGGTCTATGCCTAGTTCTTTGAGGAACGGCGCGGCGCGGGACTTGCCCGTCACCTCCATCATGGACAGTTGCTTGTTAAGCGCCTCAATGGACCCGATAAAGCCCTGCGCACTGCCGCCGTTCTTTTTCACGAGGTCGCCCCACGCGCTGACCTCCTCAAGGTTCAGGCCTAGGCGCTCGGTGGATTCGTTCAGTTCGTCAGCGTAGTGTGTGGCGTCCATAAGCTGGTTCACCATGGCTTTAAGCGTGAAGCCCGCAACGACAGCGCCGCCGATTTGCTTCAAGGCCGTCCCGATAGATTCGCCCATTTTGAAAGCGGCGGCGTCCACGTCCTTAACGCTCTTTTCGGTTTTCTTGGCGCGTTTGTCCGTCTCGTTCAGCCCCTTATCCAGCTTGGAGGCGTCCGAATCAAACAGGATAAAAAAGGTGTCAAGAATGCTCATTTTCTGCCCTGCTTTTTGGCCGCCTCCATGGCTACCCATTCGTTAAACCGCTGAACTGACACCACCTCCCACATGTCTAGGGCGTCTTCCAAATCGTAGACGGTCCTTAATTCTTGGAGGGTGGCTTTGTCCGCGCCGACAATTGCGCCAATGAGTCCGTCAACATTTGGGAAAGCATAGGTTTCGCTTGTTGGGCGATACTTTGAAAGAAATCTAGCGCTTTCCCGTTCCCGAAAAAACTGCAGTTGTACTCCAGCATTGCGACTTCCACGCGGGCCAACGTCTCCCAATCATCGCAATGATTGTTTACGAGGGCCGGAGTGGTCAGCAATTGGGGCTCTGCGCCCTCTGTGACGACCACGCCTACATAGCGCATCAGCTTGAGCATGGTCTCCTCATTTACCGCGTAGTCGCCCAATTTCGGCATAGCCGACAGGGGATATTTTGCGATAATCTCGCGCCCGACGATGGCGGGGAAGCGAGACAGAACGAAAGTCTTGGAGCCTCCGCCCGGAAGCGGAATCTCCTTTTCAATGGGCTTGATGAGCGCCATTTTATTCCGTCGCTTCCGTGGTGGTGACGTTTTCAAAAGCGAACTGGTAAGCGTTCGTTTTGATGCGGCCTGCACTGGCAATGCTGGAGCCCGGGGGGCCATCAGTTATCGCGCCTTCGGACAGCGTGATGGTAGAGCCGTCCGGGTAGACGCCGGTAACCGTCACCGTGTCGCGGGCGGAGGTCTTGCCCTTGCCCACACGGTTGGCTTCAAAGAGCGCCGCCATGTTGGCCGCGTCTTCCGTGCCGGGCAGGACGGCCAGCGTCAGCAGCAAGGGGTTAGCCTTGGACCACGTGATGAGGTCGCCATTGAGCCCCATGGCCTTGTCCTTGATTTGAATCGAGGGAAGGTCAAACGGGTCCGCATCGTCCGCAAAGGCCGACAGGTCAAACCCGCTTGGGAACGTGTTGCTTGCTTGAACATTGACGCGAACGCCATAACCTGAAATATCGGGCATGATTGAAACTCCTTAGATGAGAACGTGAGAACCAACGACCTTGCGCACGGCGTCATCCTTGGAATAGATGAGCGTATACACCGCTTCAAATTCCGTCGCGCCGGAGCCGTTGACTGTGGAGCGCATGGCGGCGTCTACCCAATAGCCAATCCCCTGCACTTGTCGCCACGCAAGTTCGCTTCCGGTCAGTTCGCCGATGTAGAGCTTTTGCGTGTTGTTCAGTTCCTTACCCACGCTGATAGTTCCATTGAACAGCGCGCGGGCAATCACGCTTTGCAACGTGGTCAGCAGTTGGCTGCGGCCCACGGCGTTGGCCGACAGGCGCGACAGGTTCAGCAGCAATTCCATAATGGCCGCGCCTGCCGCGTCTTTGAACCACATTTCATTAGCGTAGGTGTTCATGTCCACGGGGTTGACGGGCAGGCCGGTAAGCGTGCCGCGCTGGTAGAAGTCGATGTACTGACCCGCCGTTTGCGTGCGCCCGTAGTAGTTCGTGCGCAGGGCATCAAGGCCGTTACTGTCCGTGTTCGTCGTCACCTTGGGGGTGAGGGCGAATTGCTGAAACATGTAGTTTTGCGCGGCGTTGCGCTTGGTGTAGTCGGTGGCCGCAAGAATCATCATGGGGGCCATTTCGTCATACTCTGCCGCCAGCGTTGCCAGTGAAATGGCAGTACCCGCAAGGGCCGCCTCCGCGCCGTAACTGGCCGTAGCTTCCGCGATGGTAGCCGCGCGGTTCATAAACATGAACTGCACATTTTTGCCCGCGTTCCATGTGGCCGCTTCCGTCTTTTGCGATTCGGTCAGGGACGGCAGGAACAGGAAAGTACCAAAGTTGTTGGAGGCATCCACGCTGGCCGTAAGCGTTTGTGAAATGGTTTCAACGTCGGAGCCCTCCGCAACGATCACGTTGCCGGTAGTCCAGCCAAGCAGCGGGGCAAGACTCACGCCTACAACGGAAGTGTTGACCGTCATGGCCGCCGCGCCCGCCACGGTGCCCGCCAGATTGAAGCGGTTTGTGGTGGGGTCATATGTGACGGTAGCGGTGACGAATTGCGCGCCGCCTGCCGCACGAATGGCCGTCTGCAGCAACGCGGCGACAGCGGCAAAGTCTGCGGCACCCGATAGGTTGATGGTGCTGATTTGGTTAGTCACCGCGCCCATGGTCAGGTTCAGGGACCCGGTGGTAACCGCCGTATACGTTGCCAGCGTCTTGGGCGTGGTGTTGCCGTAGACCCGGGGAGTAACGGCGGTTTGCACCCAGCGCGCAAAAGAAATTTTCTTGGCCCGGGTAATGGACTTGGACACGCGGGAGAAATAAAACAAAGCGCGCTTGTACTCCTCCGACGTGGTGCCAAAGTAGATGCCCACATCGTCCGACGTGGTGAACTCCACCATGGAACGCGGGGGCAACATGACGTTAGCGGTAAACAAACGCCCGATGAGGTCCCGCAGACGGACGCCAGCGCCGCCGCCCACCCCGCTGGTAATGTCTACGTATTTGGTGAATGCAATCGACATGGCTATAGCTCCTTTTAAACCCGGTGAAAACCTGACGTTATTATTTCAACCGCCGGGGCAATTGAAGCGTAAGCGTCCTTATGTGTCAACACAAAATCAAATGACGGTGAGGCCTCAAACTGCCCGAAGTCATCTGTAAAAAACGGGTTACGCAAGTCGGTAACCCGAAGTATTCCCACACGTTGCGCCCACAATTGGGCCTGCCCCGCGTCCCCCTGCATGATAGCAGCACACGTTTTAACGAGGTCCCCGGCGGTGTAGGTCGTCTCATCTTTAACGAGCGCCATCACCTGAAACGTCGTTTCCATTTGCTGCACTTCCGTGGCGTCCATGTTCGCCGGGAGGGTGGCCGGGGCGTACTCCCGCCGGGGGCTACCTACGCGCTTGTCTGTGAGCTTGTGAAAATAGACGCCCTGCGGATAGCTCGCCCCTTGCTGCAGCGGCTGGTAAGCACGCGCCACGCCCACGAGGGGCAACCCGCGCGCCGCGAGCCCGTCCTTAAGCACGGCGGTAACGAGTATCTGCAGTTGAACGTCGTTCATGGCAGGGGCGGCACGTACACCGCTATAACGCCGTTCCATCCGTCCTGTGCGTTCCAGTCGGTACGGTCTTCACACACGTAGTTCTTGCCGTTGTAGCTCAAGCGGTCCCCGGAGCCATCGCGGCCAACGGTTACCACGTCGGTGGAGGTATACAAAATCACGTACTCTTTATTGAAGTCGAGGCCCAGCGCGGTAAACATCCGCAGCGGCACGGGCTGCAAACTGCCCTTGATGTTTACCGGGTCCGCGTAGCTCGGGACGAACGTGCCGCGCGCATCTGCCGTGCGGGACAAGAATTTGAAATGCTGCACGGTCTGAAACTTGATGACAGACGACGCGAGGCGCAACAAATTTATTCCGGGGATGCTCATTTTTTGGTTGTCTGGCTGGTGAGTGTGGCAAGCATGTAGCCCGTGTCTACGAGCGGTTTTGTGGAGGCTTCACCGCTGGCGCTGCGCCGTTCGCGTGCCCGTATTGTCGCGCGTTTTAACGGAGGGGACAAGACCTTACTTATCGTGGCCCGCAGGTCACCTTCCGTCTGTAGGCACACCGCCTCCATGAGCGCCCCGGGCGGTAGCTCGCCGGTTACCACCGCCTTGGCAGCGTCCTTGGCTATGCCTTTCCATGTTCCCTGTTTGTCACTCTGCGTCTGCCGCATGCCCAGCCGGGGCGGGGTGTGGACGTTACCAAATTCCTGCACGGCGGCCACGCCTGCAACCGGGGTGCCGTCCGGGTACTTGGCGGATTCAAACCAGCCTACCTTACCGGTAGCGCCGTTCAATCCCTTGATGGCAATACGGAGCGCGTCACGCCCGGAGCTATCGCGGCGGGTCTGTGCCATTAGAAAAACACCCCACCGACACGGCGGAACGCGGACACCTCCGGCAACCCGCCTATCATCATGCCCCCTACGGACTGCATGGACAGGTAGGCCCGCAGGTCGCGCCCGTATGGTGTGGCCTGTAGCCAGAATGACCAATTGTCCCCGACGGGTGGCGGCTGCATGGATACCGTCACCTTGTCGATGGTGGCGCTGTTGACGATGCCCGGCACGCCGGTGCCGTCATCCTCCTCGATGATTTGAGACAGCCGCATAAGGTGGGCCATCATCAGGTAGATAGCGCGCGCCCGAAACCGGCCTTGCATGGTGCCGCAGTCGATATCTGATATGTAGAGCGTGGACGTGTCAAACCACACTTGCAACGCAAGGTCGGTATACGGCGGGTTTGGGAACGCAGGGAACTGCACGCGGAATACCGCCGGGTCTAAAACAATAATTCCGTCAGCCATGGGCACACCTCAAATTAAAAAAAACCCGGCAAGCATGACGCCGCCGGGTTTGGGTTTTCAATACCGCAAGCCTGCGTTACTTGGCGGTCTTGCTGGTCTTGGCCGGTGCTGGTGGGGGCGCGTCGGTGCCGTCGTCCGCCGTGTTCACCGTGGGAGCCTTGGCCCCTTGTGCCTCGTAGTCCACCGCCGTCAACGGGGCCGACGGGTCACGCAAGGAACCCTGCAGGATGGCCGCCTGTTCGCCGCTCAGCTTGGCCTCATCAATCCGCACATAGCCATTTTTCTCGTGCAGTTGAAATACCGGGTCCTGCTTGATAAGTTCGGCGTTTTCGGCGGAGATGGCGGTAATCACCGCGCCGTCTGGCGTGATGAAGTTTTTATCTGCCACGC